GCGATGTAACTCTTACAGGAACACAAACTTTAACAAACAAAACTTTAACATCACCTAAAATTGGTACTTCTATTTTAGATACTAATGGAAATGAATTGTTTTTATTAACCGCAACAAGTTCAGCAGTTAACGAAATAACTTATGCAAATGCAGCTACCGGAAACAAACCTACATTTACTGCATCTGGTAATGACACTAATATTGGTATTGCTATAACTCCAAAAGGTTCAGGAGCAGTTGTTCTTGATGGTTTAAGTTACCCAACTGCAGATGGATCAGCAGATCAAGTTCTTAGTACAAACGGCTCAGGTGTTTTATCATTTGTTACAACAGGTGGTGGATATGAGTCTGTGCAAATATTTACTTCAAACGGAACTTGGAGCAGACCAACGGGTATAACTAAAGTCAGAGTTATCGTTACAGGTGGTGGCGGTGGCGGTGGAAATTGTCCTAATTCTTTTATCAATGGTGCTGGTCAAGGTGGTGGTGCAGGTGGAACTGCAATAGAAACTATAGATGTTTCTTCTACTTCAAGTACACCAGTAACTATTGGTGCTGGTGGTGCAGCGCAATCTGGTGGTTCAACTTCTTCATTTGGTCCTTTTTGTTCAGGTCCTGGTGGAGGTGGTGGTCAGAATGCAGATTCTATAGCAAACCCTCCTGGTGGTGGTGCTGCTACAGGTACTGGAGGAGATTATAATTTAAGAGGCGGTAACGGCGGCGGTGGTTCTAAAGGAACTGTTCCAAATAGTAGAACAGGTGGTTTTGGAGGTAATAGTTTTTTAGGCGGCGGTGGTTTTGGTTCTTGTGGAAACGAAGGTGGAGCTGGCGACAAAGGTGGCGGAGGTGGTGGTGCATCTTCAAATCAACCCCCAACAACTAGAGGTGGTGGTGCTGGTGGTAATGGTATTGTTATTGTAGAGGAGTATAAGTAATGAAAAGAGCATTAATATTTGAAGGTAGAGTTTGTGATGTACAAGAAGTTGATTTTGAAGTTCATTCTAGTATGGTCTGGATTGATTGTCCTGATGATGTAAAAATTGATTTTCTTTATGATGGTACAACTTTTACTGATCCTAGTATTCCAACTGCTGAACAAGTAGCAGAAGAAAATGCTATAGAAACAACAAAAGCATCCGGTAATCAAAAATTATTAGATTTAGGACTTACTCAAGAAGAAGCAACTCTTTTAACAGGATACAAACCAGCAGAATAATAAGTTTATTGCTGTGTAATGAAAGAAACACATAATTTTATTTCTGATAAAAAATCAGATTCTTTAATTAATTTTCATAAAGAAAATTTTAATTTAAATAATTCATACTCTAAAAAATATAGAAAAACAGAAGTTTTACAATGCGTACACATGCCTAAAAATTTTTTAGTAGAAAACATTTATTCTCTTTTAGATAATTATATTAAAACTATAAATAAAGATTATGAAATTAATTATTTTGAAATAGTTAAATGGTTACAAAATGAATCTCAAGATAAACATAAAGATTTTTCATTTCATCCATACACGAGTATATTATATTTAAATGATAATTTTAAAGGTGGAGAAACTGTAGTTGATGATAAAGTTATAAAACCAGAAAAATGTAAATTAATAAGTTTTGAGGGAAACAAAATAATACACGGTGTTAATACTATAACAAAAGGTGAAAGATATACTGTTCCTTGTTGGTATAAAAATAAAAAAGTAAAAATTACTTGGAATTAAGAATTATGAATTTAGAAAATTATTATTATTATTTTCAATCAGCGGTACCAGAACGTATCTGTGATGATATTATTAAATATGGTAATCAATTAAAAAGTGAAAAAGCAAAAGTTGATGATAATAAAGGTGAAAAAGAAAATTTAGATAAAAGAAATTCTGAAATTGCTTGGACTAGTGATCAATGGATTTATAGAGAAATTCAACCTTATGTACATGAAGCAAATAAAAAAGCAGGTTGGAATTTTAATTGGGATCATTCCGAACCCTGTCAAATTACAAAATATAAAAAAGGCCAATATTATGATTGGCATTGTGACGCTTGGGATAAACCTTATAATATTGTTGATAATACTAATCACCCACAACATAATAAAGTTAGAAAATTATCTGTAACAGTTTCTTTATCTGACCCCAACGACTATAAAGGTGGAGAACTAGAATTTGATTTTAGAAATAGAAACCCTAATAAAAAAGAAACCGGTATGCATAAATGTATTGAGATATTACCTAAAGGATCTTTAGTTGTATTTCCTTCATTTGTGTGGCATAGAGTGTGTCCTGTTACAAGTGGGGAAAGAAATAGTTTAGTTATTTGGAATTTAGGTTATCCATTTATATAATATGAAAGGAAAAATATATGTCTTTTAAAACAAACGGATATTTAATAGTTAAAAAAATAATATTGCCGGAGGTAGCAGAATTTATTTACAAATATTTTTCAAATAAAAGAGCTGTTTCAAAATTTTTATTTGATAAAAAATACATTTCTCCCTTTACACAGTATTTTGGTGTTTGGAATGATACACAGATTCCAAATAGTTATTGTCATTATGCGGACATTGCAATGGAAACTTTGTTACAAGAAGTAAAACCTATTATGGAAAAACATACCGGAATAAAGTTAAGTCCTACATATTCCTACGCAAGAATTTATAAAAAAGGAGATGTTTTAGCTAGACACAAAGATAGGTACTCATGTGAAATATCTACTACATTAAATTTAGGAGGAGATCCTTATCCAATATATTTAGATCCTACAGGTCAATACGATCAATCTGGTATTGAAGTTAATTTAAATCAAGGAGATATGTTAATATATCGTGGTTGTGATTTAGAACATTGGAGAGAAGGATTTAAAGGAGATGAATGTTGCCAAGTATTTTTACATTACAATGACGCTAGTTTAGAAACAGCTAAAGAAAACTATTTAGATAAAAGACCATTACTAGGACTACCTTCTTATTTTAAAAAATGAAAGAACCTTTAATACAAAGTTTATTTTCGACTCCTATTTATATAAACAATATAGATAGAGATTTTACAAAAGATGAATTAGATTTTGTAAATAATCAAAAAAATTATTGTGAAAATAATGAAGGTAATACTAAAAGCACAGATAACTACATTTTAAAAAAACAAGAATTTAAAAATATTAAAAAATTTTTAAATGAATGTTGTCAAGATTATTTAAATAGAATAATAAATACACAAAATAATATTAAACTTGACATAACTCAGTCTTGGTTAAATTATACAAAAGAAAATCAATATCATCATTCTCATGCACACCCTAATTCAATTATATCAGGTGTGTTTTATTTTGATTGTGATAATGACAGTATTAAATTTTCTAATCCTGTTTTTTATCAAACTATAAAACCATTAATTAAAAGTTATAATTCATGGAATTCTGAAACATGGTCTTTTTCAACAAAAAAAGGTCAGTTGTTTATGTTTCCATCATCGTTAATTCATCAAGTAGATATTAAAAAAGGAACTAATACTAGAACAAGTTTATCTTTTAATACTTTTTATAAGGGTATATTAGGTTCAAATGTTACTCTGACAGAGTTAATTTTGTAATTACAAATCTTGATATAGCGTCACATTTAATATAAACCATTAAAAACAGGATTTTATATGTTACAAAAACTAGGTTTTTTACCAGGATTCAATAAACAAGTTACATCTACCGGTGCTGAATCACAGTGGACAGGTGGTACGAATGTGCGTTTTAGATATGGCACACCTGAAAAAATAGGTGGTTGGTCACAATTAGGTGAATCAAAATTAACAGGTGCAGCTAGAAGTTTGCATCACATGGTTAGTAGAGAAGGTATTAAATATGCCGTTATAGGAACTAACAGAATTTTATATGTATACTCTGGAGGAGTTTATTATGATATTCATCCTTTAGTTAATCCATCAGGCACAGCAATTACAAGTGCATTTAGCACAACCAACGGATCACCAACAGTAACTATAACTTTTTCTGGAGCCCATGATTTTAAAGTGGGAGATATTATATTATTTGGAGATACAAGTACGTTTAGTGCTATTACAGGTTCAAATTTTGGTGCTTCTGATTTTTGTGATAAAAAATTTATGGTAGCTAGTGTACCTAATACAACCACACTTACAATTACAATGCCTAGTAATGAAAGTGGAGCGGGTGCCACAACTTCAGGTGGGATTACTTTTTTTCAATATTATCATGTAGGTCCCGCAGAACAAGTTGGAGTTTTTGGATATGGTATTTCTCAATGGGGTGGAACTGTTACATCTCCTAGAACAACAACTTTAAATGGATTATTATCTGCTAACTCTGCTGGTACAGGTGGAACAGGAACTAGCATAACTCTTACATCTACTGTAGGGTTTCCCACTACGGGAACTAATTTTATAAAAGTAGATAATGAAGAAATATCTTACACAGGTGTTTTAGGAAATGATTTAACTGGAATTACTAGAAATGTTAGAGGTAGTTCTAATGCATCACACGCCAGTGGTGCTACAGTTACAGACATTAGTAATTTTTCAGGATGGGGACAAGCGGCTTCTAGTACTGACTCTGTTGCAGAACCAGGTATGTGGTCACTAGATAATCTTGGAAGCACTTTAATTGCTTTAATATTTAATGGTGAATGTTTTGAATGGGATGCAGACGCAGTAAATGCTACTTCTACAAGAGCTACTATTATAACAGGTGCACCAACAGCATCGCGTGATATGTTAGTGTCAACACCAGATCGTCACTTAGTATTTTTTGGAACAGAAACAACTATTGGTGATAAAACAACACAAGATGATATGTTTATAAGATTTTCTTCTCAAGAAAATATTAATGACTACACACCTACGGCTGAAAATAGTGCTGGTACACAAAGACTGGCTGCTGGATCACGGATCATTGGTGCTAAACTTGGTAGAAATGCAATTTATGTTTGGACGGATACATCTTTATTTACTATGAGATTTGTTGGAACTCCATTTACATTTGCTTTTGAACAAGTGGGTACAAACTGTGGATTGATTGGTAAGAATGCAGCTGTTGAAGTTGACGGTGCTGCATACTGGATGTCAGAAAATGGTTTCTTTAGATATACTGGTAAACTAGAATCTATGGATTGTTTAGTAGAAGATTATGTTTATGACAATATTAATACAACATCAAATCAATTAATATATGCAGGTGTTAATAACTTGTTTGGAGAAGTTATATGGTTTTACCCTACAGAAAACTCAAACATTAATTTAAGATCTGTAACGTACAGTTATTTAGATTCNACAGCTAAACGACCTATATGGTTTACNAATGATAGCACACTATTTACAAGAACTACATGGCAAGACTCAGCTGTGTTTGGTTTGCCTCACGCAACTCAATATGATGCAGATACAGATACATCTTTTGATGTAGTGGGTAATACAGAAGGAGTTACTTATTACTATGAACATGAAATAGGTATTAACCAAATAAGACTTGGAGTTAACCACAGCTATTCCAGCTAATATTACTTCTGGTGATTATGATATAACACAAAAAGTTGTAAGAGGAGCCGCTACAAACATGGCAGATTTAAGAGGTGATGGTGAAAATATTATGAGAGTTAGTAGAATAATACCGGATTTTATAGCTCAAACAGGAAACACTATTGTACAACTAGATTTAAGAGATTATCCTAACGATACAGCTGCTAGTTCATCACTTGGTCCGTTTACCGTATCATCTACTACAACAAAAGTAGACACACGTGCAAGAGCAAGAGCTATAGCTCTTACAATATCTAATACGGCAGTGGATACTAGTTGGAAATTAGGAACTTTTAGATTAGATATACATGCTGGAGGAAGAAGATAATGGCAAAGATAGTACAATCACTAACTCGTGCAAGCTCAGAGTATGAAGAAGATGTAGCACAGTCTTTAGTTAGAGATTTAGATGCAGTTCTTGAAAAACTTAACACAACATTTCAAGAAGAACTAAAACAGGAGATAGAAGCTAGAAGTTTCTTTTTAGATTAATGGCAGTAGTAAACCAATACAAATTTGTAGGTATAGATAACAGCACAACAGGTGGT